GTGATACACGCCACAAGCGCCTTCCCACGGCTCACTTCTTTCTTCAATCTTCAGACCTAATAGTTCTAAGCCATCAACGTATGTTTGTATCCAATCTTTACGAGCGCCAACGTCAGTTGTAAAATCTTCTACTAATTCAGACGCTAATATCTGTAGTTTGCTCTCATCTATATACTCAGCAAGATTATCATTAAAACCTTCTTCGTCTTCGTCGCCTTTTTCTATTCTTAATATAGGCTCGCCATCAATGCCGATTTCTACAGCTTCTGGGTCTTCAATTGCAATTTCTAAAGCGGGCTCATCGCCCCCATCTTCCATAATTTGGTCTATACCTAATGGGGCTTGCCCTATTGCTTTATCTATTGCCATATTCTATCCTTAATAGTACGCCGCTTTTTTGCGGTACTTGTACAAGAAATCATCTTCTGGTTCATCATTCGGTAAACGGATAAATCCACCCTGTCTAAATCTTAATAAAGCTAATGTAGTAGAGTCTACCAGATCGTCGTTAGTACCGCTAGGAAAATCATTACATTCTTCAATTACATCTTTCGCCCACCTGTGCTCCGGCGCCCAGACAACCCCACCAGAAAACAAGTCTGAAATAGCATTAACGCGCGAGATCTTATCTTGACCCTTGCCTGGTGTAAATTCCCCAACCGGTATTCCCATACGACGGAACTCCTGATAAAGCGCAGCCCCGTTGGACTTTTTTTCAACCATGAACGCATCTGGCTGCCATTCTTTATACTCCTCAAGTACAAGCTTTTTGAGTTCTGGAAACTCCAGCCTCTTTTTAATGGAGTTGAGTAGGATAATGTTATAATTGCTAACCTCCTCATTGAAGAAGACTCCCCACGTCGTGAGCGCATTGTAGTCCGCACGGTTATTTGCCTCCTGAGCTGCATCTAATGACATAATAATAAACTCACATTGAGGCGGATTTTCACCTTCCCATATATTCCACCACTCCCTTTTAATTAAAGCGCCTTCTTCTGACACAGGTTTTTGCATGTACTGGGCATTCCAATACCTAATATCAATAGCAGCTTTAGTCTTTAATAGCTGTTCTACAGGCCAAAATTCAGGCCAAAGTGACTCACCTTCGTCTGTAATAGCAGGAAATTCCACAATTTCCCACGGCTCAACGTCGTCATTTTTATCCATTTGGGACACTATTTGTCCAGTTAGGTCGAGTTTTGACCATCTAGTCATCACAACAATAATAGCCCCGCCAGGCATAAGCCGTTGAATAGGACCAGACTGAAACCACTCCCAAGCAGGGAGAAATACTTCGGCCCTCCCAGTCTTAGCATCTTGCTCACTATGAGGATCATCAATAATAAACAAGTCAGCGCCACGTCCAGCCAGAGCACCACCTACACCAATAGCAAAATATTCACCGTTAAAATTTGTTCCCCACCTTGATGCTGATTTACTGTCAGCTTGCAGTTCTACTGTCGGAAAGATTTCTTTATATGGTTCTGAACCAACAAGGTTACGTACTCGACGCCCGAAACCGATAGCAAGGTCAGCTGTATGAGAAGCCATAATGACTTTCTTTTGAGGGTATTTACCCAAAAACCAAGCAGGGGCGAGATAAGATATAAGTTCTGATTTCCCGTGTCGCGGAGCAATGTTAACAACAACGCGTTTCTTTTTTCCGTTAGCGATTTCTTCAAAGATTTGAGCAAGTTTAAGATGATGTGGTCCAACTTTATACCCTGGATAGACGTGTTTAACAAAATCAAGGAAGTTAGTCTTGCCAACTTCTTGTGTAAGAAATTCACCGTGTTTAGCTAACAACTCTTTAGCCCTTTTCTTCACTTCTTTTGGCACTTTTGGGCTTTTTACTAACTGCCTAAGTTTAAAAAGGTGTTCTGGGGTTAATTTAGGTAGAAGATTCTGAGTCATTCTCTTGTTCTATTATCTCTCTAGCTTCTACATCTATATATTTGTTCTCAACTTCATCCAAAAGCTCCAATAACTCGTTTTCAACTTCTTCCATAGTCTGAACTTTATGGGTAACTTCGGTTCTTTTCTTAAATGCATCGACACCATCTACTTCACCAAGGGCTCGCAGGGCAATAAGTCGGGTTTTTGTGTCCCCAGCGTTTTCAACGGAGTTAACTAAATGGTTTACTACGTACATTTTTAGATCAGATAGCTCATCTACTATCTGAACATTCATTTGGGCAACCATCCCAGCCAGCATTGCTAGGGTTTCATTAGGATAATTGGCAAAATTTGGTCTATTTTGTGGGTTCTCCATCATTTCTCTAGCCAAAACTTTAGCTTGTGCGGTGTTTTCAGGGGTTGGAGCGATGGGTTGACCAGTTAAATCGGACATTAACTTAACTACGTTGGCTCGCATGTTTAATTCTTCTTGCGGCGACAATTGGGGAAACGCTTCAGCGGCGTTTTTAGGAAGAGGTATGTTCTCTTCGATCTCGGGTATTAATAAATCCATGTCTGCCCTATTCAGTTTTTTTAATTATATATTATTTTTTTACAAAAGGTGTACCTTATTTTGATGATGGGGGGTATTTTTATAAATTTTTAAGGTACGTTTTAACGGAAATTAAGCATGGGGGTGGGGGGTGACTATTTTAAATGATGCCAAACTATATTTTTAGTACTTAATGCCGAATTCGTCGGACTCAAATGAGGTATTTGAGGTAACAGAAGTTTGGGATTTGTGGATTGTATTCGTGTATATCCAAGAGTATAGAGGGAACGGGTCCCATCTGCGTGATTTGGGGGTATAGGGGTGCGTGGGGTGTGGGCGTAGAAACTTGACATATAGCGTGGGCTAGAGTATTATTAATTCATGGGTTGAGATTGGCTTGACCCGTTAATAGGAGAGACGTATGAGATTAGTATACGAAGCAAGTGGTAAGGAAGTAAAGATTGGTGATGTAGTGCATCTAGACAGTGGTGCTTACTCAGTGTGGTACTTTGATAAACCCCACAAGCCCGCCAGTTCAGGCAAGGTATTTATACGACCAATCAGTAACGAGAATGGTTTTAGCCACGAGTACTACGTCGGTGTGATTGGCGCTGTGTGGATTGAAAGAGAAGATAGGTAATAGCGTAGGGGGTGCGCTTCACCCCCATAACATTGAAAGGAAATAGTATGGAATCAATATTAGAAGTATTAATGCGTCGTGATGGTTTAACTAAAGACGAAGCGCAGGAACGCATCGACGAAGCCAAGCAAATGGTTTTGGATGGTGATGATCCTGAAGAAGTAGTCCACTATGAATTCGGTTTAGAACCTGATTACATATTTGACATCCTGTAACACTCAGCCCTATCACTTCGGTGGTAGGGTTTGATGCCAGTTCTTTGTCGTCGGGTGTGTCTGAGAGAGCGTGGTCGCCCATGTATATGTATAGTAATAGTTGACATATAGAGATAGATAGAGTATAGTTACTACATGGATTGAGAAATCCATATTTTGTAGTTAAACACTTTCATAAGGAAAATGATATGAAAAAGAGTACTGAAATATTTGCAATTGCAAAAAGAGGTTTGATTGAGCAACGTTCTAGAGTATCTAATAACATTCATGCTTTAGATATTAAACGAGCAGTAGTTACAAGAGCTTTAAGAAAACTAGGCGTTGATAAGAGCGATGACGATATGAATGCGTTTGCATCGGTTAGTTATGGCGATGTGACGTTGCATTTAACGTTGCGTAATTTAGATAGCTTTAAAGATTCTAGATTAACTTCGCTGTTAGATAAGCTAGAAGATTTAAATCCAAGGTCAGTAAGTAATACTGAATGGGCCGATTACCTAGAAAAAACGTTTAATTATGTATTTGATGAGTATCGAGTATCTCTAGATGCTAGTGTACGCTCTGACAGTCCTACTTGCCGACGCGTGGTTGAAAGCATCGAGATAGTAGAACAACCAAAATACAAGATTGTTTGTGATTAAGGTTTCCTTGTAGTGTTGACCCCACCGAAGTTTGGTGGGGTTTTTTTACGCCCAATGGTTTTGATTCCAGTTCTTTGTCGTCGCGTGTGTC